AGCATTCTGCATAGCCTGCTGGGTTACTTCTTCAAGAATTTCTGATATCTCTACTTTGGTAGCAGTCTTCAGTATTCCCCTTGCTATCATAGTCTTGGTTACTTCCTTGACTATTTCTTGCTGAAGATTCTTACTAAGCATCTTCATAAACATAGGAGATACAGCTTTAAGTACTATCATTTCAGGAAGAATTTCTACAGCACCCATGACAGTACCAATAGACGTAGCTAGTTGGGTAGCAGTATAAGGGTCAGCACCATTGGCTATAAGGTCATCATAGACACTGGATATCTGAGTTGGGGTCATTACAGCAGCTGCTGCTACACCACCAGCTATGGGGTTCTCTGTAGCTATACCAGTAAGAATACCTACAGTTAGACCAGTTAGCACTATAGGAGCATTATTCAGAATGGTATTAACATAGTATCCGGGGTCTTTAAAGAGTTCAGGATGCTCAAAAGGACTCTGGGAATACTCTGGCTTTGGAGCAAGTTGTGGATTAGCTTCTAGCCATAACTGGAACTGTGCTTCCCTTCTATCATAACTCTCAAGCAAAGCTTCATAGATAGGTTGGGCTCCTGGTGCAAACCTTAAGACTTTCTGATTCTCTTGGGGTTCTTTAACCATAATCCCACCGGAACTATCAAAAGTAAGAGTATTCATGGGATGTTTATCTGTAGTAGTATCAGAAGATATTTCCCTTACTTCTGTCTCTGATGCATTAGACATGGTAAGGTTCTGGAATATAAATCTAGGTATAATATTAAGTAAGGCTTGTCTGGTTCCATACCAAGCCTGCTGCATACCAAGGTAGAAAGAATCCCAAGCATTTTTAAGGAAACCCTCTTTAGCTTCTTCTGTATATAAAGGATTACCTTCAAAGTCCATAGGGGCTAAACTTTCCGTACTTTCATCCCAGTAACCTATCTGTTCATCTTCTAACCAGACACTATTATCTGCTTTCCTAATAGCAGCATACATAGTACCATTAGAAGCATCGGATAAGACTAGAAGTTCACCGGCATTGTCAGCTAACTTCTGATGGAGCTTGCTCAATGAAGCCTTATCCAAGTTCTGGCCTTCAGTAATAATACCCTGTTCTATAGCTTGCTGAGTATAGTAATTAATTAACTGCTGCTTTGTCTCTTCAGTAGCAAGTTCATATTTTTCTGTTGAGGGGTAAGCTTCTTTAAGAGCTTGGGAGATTTCCTTTAAGTCTCTTGAAAAAGCTACAGAAGATAAGATGAATCTATTGTCCTGATTAGGGTCTCTGAGCATATCTTCAAGTTCTTCATCAGAGATATTCTCAAAGGCTTTACCGGACAAGATGTCTTCTGGATTGGCTTTAAGAGTAGCTTCAGCCATCTTGGATAAATAATTTATCTCTTCATCGGTGAAATCAGTATTTAGTTCAGGGAAGGTAGACTTTAACTCTGATATATCCATTATAGGGTCACCCTGTAAGGCTGATAGGATTATACCAGCCTGTATATCAGGAAGCATCCCTGTTACCTTTTCACGGCGGGATATATCCTTATACTCTTCTTCTACATCTCTCATTTGCTCTTGCATTTGTGTTGGAGTAAAGCCAAAGTCCCAGCCGGTATCCCCCGGAGTAAGCATCTGGATAGGTTTACTAAGCCAACTGGGGGTAATATTCCTAACAGCTTTCTCTATAGGGTTAGTATTGTTCCAGACCTCATTAGAGAACTGCTCTTTATAAATCTTATCCATAGATTTGCGCTGGTTCTCAAGCTCAGTCTTCCTTACCAAGTCTTCTTGGGTAAAGGCTGTAGGGAACTTGGGAAGCTCATAAGGATTATTAATTGGTATTGTGTTATCAATAGTCATTATTTAACTCCTCTTACCGCTTTAACACTACCATTACCTATAGACCTTCTTAGCATCTGTGGACTGAATCCAGCTTCTTCAGGTGGTGATACTGTTGGGTCTATCTTAACACGTTCAGCAGGAGCCCCGGCATCTCGTT